AGACCTGCGCGTAAAGACACCAGCAAGTTCTTCACTGCCGGCGCTGCTGCCATCGCCAAGGCCAAGAGCCTGCAGGACCTTGAGGACCTGCAGCCGCGCATGGCAAAGCGGCTGGAGGATGGCGACTTGACGCAAGAGCAGCATGACAAGCTGCTGCAGCAAATGCTTGAGAAGGAGGCTGATCTTGTATCTGACGACTGAACAGCTAGCAGCACGCTGGGGTTTGAAGCCAAGCAGCATCAAATCCCAACGGCTGCGAGGCCAGGGGCCGGCTTACTACACGGTCCCACGGTTCGGCTTGCCGCTAGGCGAGTCACGGGTCAGGTATCCCATAGCGGACGTCCTGGCCTTTGAAGAGTCCAATTCCATTACCCCTGTCAACCCATGAGCCTTTATGCTTCCGGCGTCGTTCGTATTATTAGCGAACCGCAGATTAAGTTTTTTGATTCTGGTACTTGTGTTTGCAACTTCGGTGGTGGCATCAGCGAAGGCAAAGATAAGGACGGCAATTACATCAACAACGCCATCGACGTAGAAGTCTGGGGCAAAGGCGGTCAGATGATCGCTGACAACTGCAAGAAAGGCGACAGCATCATGGTGACCGGTGCTATTCGCCGCCAAGACTGGAATGACAAGGACACCGGCACCAAGCGCAGCAAGCATGTGCTGAACGTGCAGCGGTTCGAGTACCTGCCGCGTGCCAAGTCAGAAGAGGCTGCGTTCTGATGACTGACATCAAGCAGGACAACGAGCGCCAGGAGCTGCTTGAGCACTTATACCACGAGGACGGCCGGGATAATCCCGACCATCCAATGCACTCACTCTACACGGGGCTTTATGAACAGCACATCAATCAAAGCAGCCTTTGACGCATGGTGGCGTGACAGTTATGGGGTGCCTCCGGGCACCCATGCCGTCATGACCCACGTCGCCTTCGCTGAGCACATCCTCAAGCTGGTCGAGCTGATGGAGGAGGAGTCCGACCGTGACTGACCTCTCCCCCGCCGCGCAGGCGGTGATTACGGCCAGCAACTGCGCTGGATCTCGGATCGTGCAATTGCACATCGCCGCCGCCCTACGAGCTACTGCGGATCAGGTATTAGCCGTCCAATGGCAAGGGCGAATAGAACCCGATGCAGCGCACAGTCTCGGTATCAACTGGACCCGTGACGCGTTGCACAGCATCGCCGCCGAGCTGGAGGGCCAATGATCCGGCTTGCATTGCTGCTGCTGCTCCAAGCGCCCGCCATGGCACAGCCCAGCAGATCCGTCACTGCCACGGTCTACGACGGCTGGTACCACGGCCGCGTCACCTACTGCGGCCAGACGTACCAGCACTGGGGCGTTAGCGCCGCGCACCCATGGCTGAGCTGCGGCACCCGTGTCCGCATCAGCCATCAAGGTCGCACGCTGGTTGTGCCAGTGACCGATCGCTGCGACTGCAGCAGCATCGACCTCAGTGCTGGCGCTGCACACCGCTTAGGCGTGCCGCTTGACGGCATCGCAACCGTTCGCATCTCACACCAATGAACGACCCAGTCAACCACCCATCGCATTACACGCAAGGTGGCATCGAGTGCATCGAAGCCATCCAGGCAGCATTGACGCTAGAAGAGTTTAAAGGCTACTGCAAAGGCAACGTGCTCAAATATGTCTGGCGTGAGCAACACAAAGGCGGCAATGAGTCACTGCGCAAAGCCAATTGGTACATGCAATGGCTGGTCAAGTAAACAAAGGCCGCAACTTTACGGTCAACATCCGCATGAGCCGTGAAGAGATCGAAGCTGCTCGCAAATTAGGCGACGGCAACATTAGTATGGGCTTCCGTCATGCCATCCGGTATGCCTGCTGGAAGAACATGCGCCCGATTAAGCTCAGCACCATGCTGCGCAGTGCGGCCGTCATGGCACAGGATCTAGAAGATGCCCGCGATTCAAGTTCAATGCCCTAGCTGCACCTCTAGGCAGACATATATCGTCATGACCAATCAACTTGACGATGGCACTATCGTTAGGCGTCGCCACTGCAGAGCCTGCGATCATCGGTGGTACACGCAGCAACCAGCCGAAGTGCAGGTGCCGCGCTGCCTATTGCAGTGGTCCAATAAAAAGTACATCATCGCTATCCGCAACAATGATCCTCTGTGACACCGAGATCCACGACCTGATTCAGCAGGGCATGGTGCAGCATCACCAGCAAGAGCTGATCAACCCTGCCAGCTTGGACCTGCGACTTGGCAATCTGATCATGCTTGAATCGGTGGAGTCGCACCAGATGATTCCACTGTCGATCAAGGACTACACCGCTGAGCATCCGTATCAGTTGGTGCCAGGACAGTTCATCCTTGCGCAGACCATCGAGACGTTCGTCATGCCGGAGGATGTCGCCGGGTTGTTCTTCCTAAAGTCAAGCCGCGCACGCGAGGGCTATGAGAACCTGCACGCCGGCTATGCCGATCCAGGCTGGCATGGCAGCGCGCTAACGCTTGAGCTGAAGAATGCCCGGCAGTTGCAGTCGCTGCCGATCTACCCAGGGTTGAAGATCGGGCAAATGGTATTCTTCCGCATGAGCCAACGCCCGGCACTGAGCTACGCGCTGACTGGCAGCTACAACAACGACCAGCTAGTCGCGGCCTCTAAGCAGTTCAGCAGCCGCAGCCAGATGCCACGGTTCAACGCTGCATGAGCGCATCGCCTCAGCGATTAACCACTTGATCTGCGATCGCTGGCTGGCCTCTTGCTCAGCCAGCAACAGCGCATACTCCAGCAATGCGTTGTAGTCCTTTACTGCATGTAGCTCGCGCAACATTTGGGCATTGGCTGCGCCGTGAAATTGTGCTTCCATTGTGTGAACTAACGGATTCATCATGTCTGACAGCATCAAGGACTATCTCAACAGTATCGCCAAGTATCCGCTATTGACACCGCAGCAAGAGATACAACTCGGGAGGCGCGTGCAACGGCTGCGTGAACTGCAATCACTGGATCGCCCGCTGACCAATGCCGAACAGCGTGAAAAGCGCAGCGGCGAACGCGCCCGCCAGCGGTTCATCCAGTGCAACTTGCAACTGGTCGTGCATGTCGCCCGCAGGTACGACAAGCGCAACAACAAGACCATGGAGCTACTCGACCTGATCCAAGAAGGCAACATCGGCCTGGCGCGTGCTGTTGAGCTGTTTGACCCAAGCCGCGGCTATAAGTTCTCGACCTACGCCTACTGGTGGATCCGCCAAGGCATCACGCGCGCACTGATCAGCAGCGATGCCATCATCCGGCTGCCAATTGGTGTGCACGAGACGATGTACAAGATCAATCGCACGATCCAGGATCTCAGCCATCAGCTCGGTTACCAGCCGAGCATCACCAGAGTGGCAGAAGAGATCGACATGGACCCCGGCGAGTTGTCCAATTTGCTCCGGCAAACCTATACCGTTACCAGCATCGACCAGCAAGTCAACAACTCAGAAGGCCACAGCATTGTTGACACCATTGCTGATCCCAACGTAGTTGACAATGACATCAGCCAAGATGTGCAGATCATGCTGCGTTACGTTGACCAGTACCTAGACGATAGAACCAAAGCAGTTATTGAAGCGCGGTCGTGTTATCCAGCCGTCACATGGGCGCAACTTGAGCGTGAGTATGGCATTTCGAAGACTGCTCTGTACGACATCTATAAGCGCGGCGTCGGTCGCATCCGTATGCTGATGAGCAACCCTCTGACGGACACGCCCCTTGGAACCAACGATCAAGCGTCACGGTGACATGTGGCGCGTCTGTATCAACGGCATGTGCCGTGATCATGCGCAAGACTGGCAGGCGCTTATCTTCTATCATCAGATGTTGAATCAATCAACCAATCCTGAATCTTTAATACGCGATCAACAGTCCATGAGTCCTGACGGCTGAACCACTCGCGCCATTCCTCGCTGCCTTTCCTGCGATTGCAATTGCGGCACGCTGGCACCAGATTGGTTGTAACTGTAGCGCCGCCTTTATGGCGTGGCTTGACATGGTCCAAGGTGTCGGCTAACGCGCTGCAGTATGCGCACTGATGGCCCCATGCCTCAAAGATCTGCTGCCTGAATTGATGCTTTGCACTGCGCTTAGAAACGAGATTCGAGCCATCAATCGAGTGATCCACGCAATTCGGGGATTGGTAGCACCTGAAGACTTAACCCCAGGATGTGATCGTTGGACGGCGCTAACTCAGTGAGCCGCGCTGCAAAGTCGTCCGACACCTCTCCCGGATCATCGTTGTCACTCTCGACGACGATGGTGTACTCGATCTCTAGGACGTACTGCTTCATACGGTTGGCCGGCAGGTGATGTCAACGCCACCGCGTTTGCGTGGCTTCAGCGTAAGCCAGATCCCGCCTAGTGACTTAGGCATCACGATACGCTCAATGGCCCAGCCGCCAGTGCCTCCAAACTCCTGCTTGTAGGTGCCGGTTTGCAGGTGCCAGCGCTGCTCAATCCATGCCTTGCCGTTGTCAGCAATCCTGTAGCACGGATGCGCGACAATGCTGCGCTCATGGTTGTGGCCATTGACAATCACATCCGCATCCGGTGCGATGCTTGCATACCGGCCTCCACCCATGGTGCCTTTGGTAATGATGCCGCCCCATGCGCCGTGATGGAAGAACAAAGTACACCGCCTGACGGCTTCATTCTCGCCACGATAGAACACAAACCGCACAAACCCTTGGTAACCCATGTGCTCAGTGACAGCACCATCATTACGCATGAGTCGGACCACGTTCTCTAGCGGGTCGATCTCTTGGTTGTTGAGCACGGCGGTTTCGTGGTTGCCGTCACCCATCATCAGGATCATGTCGCCGTATGGTTTCAGCAGATCTGCTGATTCACGAAATACCAAATCAAAGTAGTTGCCGCCTAGGTGCTCTGGCCTGATGTCACCTTTACTGCCGCGGCGGTCTTTCTTGCCTTGCATCAGGCACAGCACATCACCAAAAAACAATGCATGACCGTTAGCATCACGACATTCAGCTAAGTGCTGCAGTAGCAGTTTGCGGTTGCATTTTGGATTGTCAAGGTGTATATCTGACGCGAGCAGGAATGTTGATTCTTCTTTGTGGCTGCTGTACGGTATCCGTATCTCTATCAATTCTGGCGATAGCCGTTTTACGCTGATCGCCATGCCGTGTGTAGCGGCTTACACCAGCAGTCTAATAGTCCCAGCGCACGCGAGGTCGGCCTTTGCGGACGCCAAGGTGCACGAACCCTTTAGGTGCGCCGTATCCGATGCTGTATGGCCAGTTCTTGTCGCACCATACCTGGACTGCGTTGATGTCGGCGCCTTGGATGTAAAAGTCAACTGCACCGACGCTTGGCGCGTCATAAAGGTGCTCGCTGCTGCTGGCACCGCCAACCGAGCGGTTGATCGCTACTGGCCTGTAGCCGCTGGTGATCACCACTGGCTTGCCGCCGAACGCGCCGCGCACCCGCTCGAGGAACGCCGCCAGCTCGGCTGCGGTGTCGACTTGGTACTGATGGTCAAAACGCCTGGCCTCCTGACCCAGTGCGAATTCGCCCAAGGTGATGTGTGGCGTGATCCGTGCTGTGAACGGGCTGCTCGGTGTCAGCTTGGCGGTTTGCTGCTCAACGCCCCACAACCGGCCCTCAGATTGGCGTCGGCGCAACAGACCCGCCTCGACATTGGTTCCAGGGTTGCGGTACAGCAGCAGCGCCTCGGGCACCGCTGCCCAGTCCTTGTCCTTCAGGCACTTGCTGATCGTCTCGAATCCGGTGGTGCCGTAGAACCCGCTACCTAGGTTGTAGGCGAAGCTGATCAGCGCAGACTGCTTGTCGCCGGACATGGCATTCCAGAACGGTACGGTCGCCCTCAGCTTCTCGGCGACGCGCTCGATCTCAAGGTCCAGCAGCTTGCCAGCGTCGATGACGGTGATCTTGTCGCCGCGCTGCACCTTGCGGCCATCGCTGTATCTGGTGGTGCCATAGCCGATGGTCCATGGCTCACCACCGCTGAGCGGATCGGGATAGGCCGACAGGTGGCAGCCCTCGAACTCTTTGATCAGCTTGACGGCTGCGTCATAACTGTGCACCTTGCCGCCTTGGCTCCATGTCTGGAACCATGGCTGATCCCTATTAAACAAATCAGGCGCAACCTTTAACAGCTCAGCTTCCAATTCAACGATCGCCGCCTGCTGGTGCGGCAGCGCCTTCCAGTACCGGAACAGGTCACTGGGTTTGATCGGTGCTTTAGCCACGCTTGGGGAACATCAACTTGAGGGCCTGCAGCAGAAGCTGGATCCAGCTATTGGACTTGAGCGGCGTCAGCGCGATGATCTCACTGCCAGCAGCAAGGACAATGGCGACAACGGCAACAGTCTGGGCGTCCATGGTCAGCGGTGTGGTCGTGCCTCAAGCGTAGCGACGCGCTGCTCAACACCATTGAGCCGCTTGAACGTCTCCTGGCGATCGGTGCGGATGTCGGTGTGCATGACCTCAAGCTGCGTGGCGATGTGCTCCACTGCAGCGGTGAGCCTGATCACTGCCTCACGGGCTTCATCGTTGCGACGGCTGAACCCCATGGCGCCCATAGCCGCCACGCTGATGGATGCCCCAGCAATAGCAGCGATCAGCTCGATCATGCCACTAGTCTAAGCAGCCCAAGGTAGCCCGCTGGCTTTGCTGGGATAGCGCTGCTCGTCGAGCTGGCTTTGCAGTGCTGCCTCGATTTGCTCAACGTCCAACCGTTCCTTGACCCAGCCGACCACGATCTCTTCGGTAAGGTCAGCAAAGGGGATCATGTCCTCCTCGGGACGCTCGAAGCCGATCGAGCCATAGGCCCCTGCGGTGTAGGTGCCGTCGTTGGCGTCGATGGTGTAGTGAGCCGTGAAGACGTAGCCGTCGGCGGTCTCGCGCTCCAGTTGAGCGATGTGCCAGGTGAAAACGGTGTCGGACATGTGAGTTTGGTGTGGTGGTTAGTAGAGAGCAGGATTAATCAGCAAGCCATCAGCACGCAGGGCACGCAGTAGCTGCCATCTTCATAAGTGCAGGTGACGTGATTGGATGTCACCTTGGCGATGGTCTTGCTGCGAACGATGTCATCGTCCTGAGGAATTGCGGTGCCATCGCCAGTGGACATTAGCAGTTGCCCACGATGCACTGGGATGCCTGCTGAGATGCGGATGATGAAGTCACCCGTCATCGCGCAGTAGAAGTCGTCGGTGTAGGTGTCGTCATCGTCGTCCCATGATTGGAACACGCCAGCCACGTTCAGGTCGCCTTCAACGTCGCTCACCTTCATGCGGTTGAGTTGTTCGTTATCTTCATCGCCCCACTGGCACATCTCGTCGATGTTGCTCAGCACGGTGCCGCGCAGGATCTCAATGCGCTCGGCGCCGCCAGGAAGTTGAGACCAACGAGAAAGGTGAGCACCGTTTAGGGTAACAGTTGAACCAGAAACAGAAATGTCTCCTTCCTCTGTTCCATCCTGAGCAAAAACAATTAGTTTGCCATCATTGCCAATTCTGTTAATTAAGACAGGCGTATCGTTTGATCGAGCAACTTGGACAACTCCGCTCGTCCCAAGATTAACACCTGCAACCGAAGTTTGATTCCAAATAATGTCAGTGCCTTGAGATCCTATATTGACAGATCCTCCATTCGTAATCCTCATCCTCTCCGTCGGAGAAGACGCCCCATCGGCCGTAGTGGAGAACACTAGGCGAGTTGGCATGTCGTTAGCGCCGGGGGTGCCGTCTACAAAAGCCTCTATTGAGGCTCCAGAGACAAACTCAGTCCCATCACTTCCTTGGAATCCAATCGAACCTAAATAATCATTGGCTTGAACAACGGTGTTTGAGCCTATCGTTGCTCCGCGAGATTTAGCAAACTGAATTGATGAGCTATAAATGTCATTAGAATTGCAGATTAATGCTTGTGCGCTAGTGGTGTCTGAAGTGCCTTCTATTTGCAAACGTGGCGTCCATGAGGTGTTAAAGAAATTGCTACGCGCAGTAGACGTGCCAACTAACAGGCGGCCGGAGCTGTCGATGCGAACGCGTTCTGTTGAATCAGTTGAAAAAGCTAAAGGGGCTGCACCAGTGGAGAATAATGCAGACCCACCACCAAGTGCGTCACTATTTCTGACCAAAGCAATATACTCGCCAGAATTATTTACAGCGTAGACTTTTGCCTGAGAAGCGCTTGTGTTGCTTGTATTGGTAACTTTAATCCCAGGATTAAATGCGCTATCCGAATAAGAGATAGTAAGGCTTGTGTCTGGACTCGCAGTGCCAATCCCGACGCGGCCTGAGGAGTCAACAAACAACCGCCCCGTGCCGCCGGTGCTGATCGCAACCTGATCTGCACCGGGTCGGTAGATGCCGGTGTTGGGGTCGCTCTCAAAGCCGATGCTGGGTGCTGCCGCGGTGCCATCTGGTGCGCCGCGGAGCAGTTCCTCCATCGTGATGCGCTTGTTCTTGTTGGCGGCTGATGCCTCGCTGATGTCAACGATCGGCAGGTAGTCGCCTGCAGCAGGCGCCGTAAGCGCTGTCAGGTCAGAGATCTTACGGTCGGCCATGTGCTATCAGGACTCGTACACTATGTTAACCGTACCAGCGTCAAAGGTATCTGGCGTGTTAGTGCTAGTCAACCGCACTTGTGTCAGCACTGCACCCAAGGTGGCATCACCGGCGCCATAGGTGCTGACCGTGGTGCCAGAAACCGCAGCGCGCTTTATGTTTGACGTATAAACCCAATTGTTGCCGTCAACCCTGATCATATGCACTATGCCTGAGTTCAGATATGTGCTGGCATTTCCAGGTTGCAAAAGAAAGCCAGCGCTGCTGTATTGGCTGACCGTTCCTGTCACTGCCTCCGAGTTGGAGTTATAACCGCTTGTGACAAAACCGCTAGCGGTGCCAAGCTGAACGATTAGCTCATTGCTGCCGTTAGTGCTGACGCCATAGAGCATCATGGTGATCCGGTTGGCCCAGCTTGGGATGCTACCAAATGTGATCGCCGTGCCAGACGTGGATGCCTGTGCGGTTGCGCGTCGAGTTTTTTTGAGGCCGAGGTTAACTAGGCTTGCATCGCCAACCTCAATGTAATCCGTGCCGCCACTGTTGCCGATATACAAAGCATGATCATCTGAATCGACGTACCACTGATAGGCAAACTTGCTGGCCGGCTGCCCTGATCCACTGTTGTTGGTGCGGATCGCCGCCAACGCATCATTAAGGTCAGCGCGAAATGCTGCACCAGCCAGGTTGGCAATGTTGTAGTCGTGTTGCGCCATTAGGTGATCTCCTTGCCGTAACCAACGGCGGTGTATTGGAAGTTGCGTGCGACTGGCTTGTCGCTGTTGTCCTGGATCACAAGATCAACGCCAGTGCGCGATAACGTATCCAGTGTATAGTAGTCGCCGCTATCTGCGTTGAAGATGGTGATCCCCATCGTAGGCGACTGGTAGAAGTTGTCAACGAAGTCGATCAGGAACGGCCCAGCAGCAGTGCCGGTGCCGGTGCCCGGTCCAGTTGCGGTGAACTTGGTGCCAGGGTTGTTGTTGGCCGCGCCGATCAGTGTGAAGTTGGTCGTCCCTGCGCTCACAATGGTGTAGTCCCTGCCAGCCTGGATCTCGGCTGCTGTGTTCAGTGTGTCGCTTACATCAGAGATCTCAGCACGCTGCTGCATCTCGACTGTAACGCCGACATCAGTAATCAATATGTTCTGCGATGGATCGATTGTTGTTGCGATGACCTTGAACTGGAATGCACGACCGCGGACCGTTGCGTTGGCGAACTCGCGCCATTCGCCCCAGGTCGGCGACCCCGATGGATTGTCGGTCGTGCTGCGGACATACATCGACGCATTTGGGCCGTCAGGCGCAGCATCGTCGATCAGACCCCAGTCGTCGATGTAAAGCGTTTTGTCATCGATCAAGGCGCCGGCCGCCAGCGTGGTGAACTCAAGCGTCCGCCTGATGTTGATGTCATAGACCTGGGTCAGGTCAAGCGTGTCACCCAGCTCATAGGTGCCTGTTGGCAGGATGTCGCCGATGCTGTCGATTGAGCCAAGGTCGTCCCAGGTGCCCATGTCATCCACCAGCACCGTGCCCGCCAGCAAGATGCCCTCGGATTCGGCCGAGTAGAACATGCCGGTGAAGGTGCCATCAAACGGCGGATGTGTGTAGGTCTGGACGATCTGCCGCGGCAGTGGCGTCGGCAGGTCAACGATGATTGCGGACGCCGTGCTGCTGCGGTTGCCGGTGTCATCCTCGAACTTGAGCAGATAGGTGCCCTCCAGCAATGGCACCTGCTTCTGGGTCTGGCCACCGGCCGCCGCGGCAACGATCTCCTGCGCATTTTCCCAGGATGCGCCGGTCAGTACCGGTTGATGCCGGATCAGAACCTTGCCGTTCAAGATCACATCCAGCTCTTGGCTGCGGTTCCAACTGATGACGGCCGAGGCCTCATCGATCGCAACCAGGCTGAGGCCAGTGGGCGACGCTGGGGGAGCCGTCTTGCCCAGGGCGGTGATGGTATTGGTGGCGGGCGACGATGAGCGAAGGTTGGTGGGGCTGACACTGTAGACCTCGATCTGATAGACGCCTGGCGTGGTGTCGAGGATCTCGTAGTCAGGTCGCTGGACCGTCAAATCAGTCCAGTTGTTGTCCTCCAGTCGATACCTGAATCTGTAGGTGCCAATACCATCGACTGGGACCCAACTGATCACCAGCTTTGACTGGACGACGCCGTTGTTGTCGTAAAGGGCTTCAGTTGCCGTGAGCCCAGTGGGAGCCGGAGGAATAACATTAAGGTTCGTGACATCACGCTCTTGCAGCGGTTGACTGCGCTCGATGTAGTCGTACTTGCTGCTGTTGTACGCCATCGCAGTGATGCTGTACTGCGCTTGGTCTTGCTCGGTGATGCCGATCACGCGCCAGGTGGAGGCCTGGATGTCTGATGTCTGGAAAATCCAAATGCTGTTGGCGTTTGGCGCTGCTGAATAGGCGCTGCTGACCGTGATCACACTGCCGACGATGGATGACACCGTTTTGGATTCAACCGCACCGGTTGGCAGGATCACCGACAGCGTCGGGCTAGTACCGAGCACCAAGCCAGTGGCACTGTCGACGGTGATTGCTGTTGTCGTTGCGGAGGTGATCCGCCCACCACGGCGCTCGGAGCTGCGGGTGGGATCGGAGACCTCGATCACCTGCCCCGGGCGCACCACCACACCGGCATCGATGGATGTCGTGAAGCTGATCACCTCGCCTTCGTAGCGGTTGGTGTAGAGCAACCACTCGCCAAGTT